GCCGCCGCGCAGGCGGCTGTACGCGCTATCCCCGCGCCGACCCCCGGCGTGTCTGCCGAGGAAGTAGACCGACGCATCCGCGCGGCTGTCCAGGCGCTCCCCGCACCCACCCCCGGCGTTACCGAGGCTAAGGTGAACGAGCTGGTGGCTGCCGCTATCCGTGCTATCCCCGCCCCGGCACCGGGCCTGGGCAACGCAGCTGTGACCGATATCGTCCGCTCCGAGCTGGCGAAGGCTACCGGCACTGGCGTTAGCTCCGCTGAGGTATCCCGCCTTATCGCGGCAGAGATTGCGAAGCTGCCCGCCGTGCCCGCTGGCGTGGCAACCGAAACCAAGGTGAGCGAGGCTATCGCGTCCGCGCTGACTACCGCTAAGACTCAGTGGAAGACCGAGACTCTGGCAGAGGTGGACACCAAGATTACCTCCAAGCTGGCAGCAGCCCCCAAGGCTCCGACCGTCCGCCAGGTCAGCCCCGGTGTTCTTGAAATCACCACCTACACTGACTAGTGGCTACGTATGAAATCCTGACCCGCGTAGGTGTTGAAGCCGAAGTCACCCGCCAGGTCAGCCGATTCGAGACGCGAGAGAAGGACTTCGGCTTCAAGTCCGGCGAGCGCTACTACTCGCCCGTCACCTACACGTGGCCGGACTTTTACAACGGCGCGTCTTCCAAGTGGTCTAAGTTCCTGGAGTTCAGCAGCACCCTTGGTATCGTCCTGCTGAACCGCTCTAGTGGTGACTGGCTGAGCAAGCGCCCCGACCCGGACTTCGCGAAGCAGGGTGATATCGCGCTCGCCGCGGGTGCCCGCCGTGTGGCGTTCTATATCAAGACTCGGCACGGTGCGATGTTCTCCGGTATCCCGGAGTCGTACCGGCAGAAGGTGGCGCAGAACCTCAACGTGGATATGTCGGCTATCACCAGCTACACGGAGGACTTCATCGTTCGCTCTGCGAAGGCGGTGAAGGAGGACTACCCCAACATTCCGGTGAACATCTTCCTGGACGAGACATCGCCCTGGATTGATATGTCCCTGCAGGACACCATCATCGCTGGGTACACCCGCCTGTACAAGCGCCTCAAGCAGGAGCTCGGGCGAGACACGCTGATTATCATCAACCCCGGCTCGAACACACCGGCATCGATGATGGATGCGTGCGATGTCGTGCTCTCCTATGAGTCGAACGCGACTCGCTACCTGGACCCGGCGACGAAGTACATTCACCCGGACCACTACAAGCAGTTCCCGTCGTGGCGATTCTGGCACATTATCCACGGCGTCACCGAGCAGAACATTGACGATGTTTTTGCTAAGGCGGAGGAGTTGGGCATTGGTCACCTGTACGTGACTGACCGAACCTTCAAGGTTGGCACCGGCTCCGAGGACGAGCCGGAGGAGAACCCTTACGACAATCCCCCGAGCGCCTGGGTGGAGAACCGCGTGCGCGCCTGGATCAAGGGCGTGCTCCCCTACGAGCGGCGCATCGCGACGCTTGAGAAGCAAGTTAAGGAGTTGATGCAGCGATGAGCACCTACCGTGTTGCGACACTGAACGCGCAGTCGCGCTTCGAGGGTGACGGCGACGCGGCAGTTGAGGCCGTCGCCCGTCGTGTCCTGGCCTCAACTGCCGCTTCTGCCGGTGCCCCGGCGCAGTCGGTGTCGCTGATGCAGGTGGACGTGACTCTGCCCCCGTACAACGCAGACCCGACCGGCTCGCGAGACAGTCGCAAGGCAATTCAGGATGCTATTGATGCGGTGGCCGCGCGAGGCGGTGGTACGGTGTACCTTCCTGCGGGTACGTACCGTGTGGAAGACCCCTACATTGAGTTGAAGGGCTTCGTGCTGCTACGTGGCGCGGGCATGAACTCTACCCAGATTATCGCTCAGCCCCGCAAGCCGGTCACCGGCGAGGCGGCGCAGGATAAGGTGGGGGTGTTCCACACCGGCTCGTGGCTCAAGCGCAAGAAGGACGCGTCGATGCTGCGATTCGGCGTGACCGACCTAATGATTCGTAGCCACCGCTCCGGGTTGCAGATTCAGGCTCCGCTAGATGGTGTCTACGGCGTGTTGTTCAATACGGACTTGGGCAGGGACCCTGCCGACCCGGACTGTGTATCCACCCTGAACTTCGTTGAAGTGTGGGGTATGGAGGTTGGCATCGCCATTATCGGTAACGACGACCAGGCGATGAAGTGTTTCGGCCTCAAGGTTCGCCACTCCAAGAAGGCGGGACTGATTGTCGGCAAGCCCCCCGGTCACCCCGAGGGAGATGCGGGAGCGGCGGACAACAAGTTCTTCGGTGCGGACATCGGCGGCTCCAACCAGGGCGGCGGTGACCACGCGGGCATTGAGATCTACACCTCTCAGACCAAGTTCACTAACTCGACCTCCTGGTACACCCACTCGAACACCACGGTGGAGAAGCTGTACTGCCTCGAAGGTGGTAAGTCTGATATGGAGATGGGCGGTCCGAAGAACCCCAACCGCGAGGCGCAGAAGAACGGTGCGGGCTGGTACATTGCCGCCACTAAGTGTACGTTCACTGGGTGCGAAGCGCAGGAGAACGGCGGCCACGGCTTCATTCTCCGATACGGCGATAACGCCTTGGTGGGTTGCCGAGGTGAGTCGTCTAGCTACGCCCCCACTCAGGCTAACGCGACCGCGAAGAACAAGGCGGCAGACTTCTACGTCTGCGATGCGGGTGTAGGACACACCATCATCACTAGCTGTACTGCCGCGCTCGTGCGCCCGTCCGAGGGGGGTGCGCGTTGGGGATTCTACGTCGAGGGTTGGGTGAACAATCTGGACATCGCGCACTGTACTACGGTGGGCATCCCCAACCCTCCCGGCGCAGAGCACCCGGTACGACTCTGGCGCGAGCTTGGTGATAACGTCTATGTCCAGGTGGATAAGTTCACGAAGTCTACTCGACCGAAGGAGCGAGGCAAGGCGGCTCCGGTGAAGTCGTACCCAATCGTTCCGGTGGAGGGTGTCACCTCTGAGGAGGGCCGTAACTACATTGCTGTCGATCCCAACACCGGCTACGGCTTTGTGCGATTGGAGATGACGAGCACGAAGGACTTCGCGGACGGCGCGGTTATCGCTAACCTGCCCGCGGAAGCCCCGGCACCGCAGTTCACGGTGAACGGTCTTGCCAGCAAGGGTAGCGTGTGGATTCCGCAGGATACCCGCGAGGTGAAGCACTACGGCGCGGCCACGGCTGGAGCGAAGATTCAGGTCACCGTCCCCGCGTTCTTCAAGGTGCCCTAGCGGGGTACACTAGGTATAAAAGAATCCCCCACGCGCACCGATTACAGCGTGGGGGATTCAGGGTGGTTCAACAAGAGCTCACATATGACCGTGGATTTATTGTACCACTAACCTAAGCAGAGGTGTTTTATTATGGCTGAGCAGAAGTTCCGTGTCTGCCAGGTCGATGAGCAGGGGCGCCTGACTGGTGCTGCGCTGGAGGGCGTGCGCGAGCTGATCCCCGAGAGCGGCGCTGGCGGCTGGTCCGCAGAGCGCCAGGCGAAGGCGCAGGGCTTCTGGGTTGAGCACTCCGAGGAGCCGCCCACCGAGAAGACCAAGTACGGCGTTCCCGTGGTGTGGGCAACTAAGCGCGCGCTCGGTGCGCAGATCCCGGTCCAGCCCTTTACCCCCTCGGTGAACCTTGCCCGACGCATCATCACCATCCCGCGACAGATTGGCGTATCGTACTTCATTGACGGTACCGAGGCTCAGCCCGGCGACTTCACCGTTCCGGGTAGCGACGCCCGCATCGTTACCATCGAGGCGAAGGCTGCTTCGGAGATGTACGTCCTGCCCAGCATCTTCCGTTGGGAGCGCCACTTCGGTACCGTCTCGAACCGCGCGCTCTGGGCGTCGGACACCTTCGCTGGTCGTGTGGGCGAGAAGCTGTACCCCATTCTCCCCGCTGAGGATCGCCCGAACCATGTGTGGTACGAAGTGCGCGAAGGCTCCGCGTGGAACAACAAGGCTGGTGGCACCGGAGCGGTACGATGGTCCGCGTTTGGACCCGGCGCTAAGAACATCAACGGCGTGGACACCTACAACCGTTGGGTTGTCCTGGAGTCTGGCGCTTCCGCGGTAGTGGATGGTGGCGAAGAGCTGGGCATGTCCTTCAACCCCGGAAATCCCAACATCTCCCTGGAAGTGGATATTTCGGAGGTTCGCAAGAACGCCACACTGGAGATTTACTTCGGCAACCGAACCGGAATGTTGAACGATAAGAGCGGAACCGTCTCTGCTATTGGCGTTCGTAACGACGGCACTACCTCCTCGATGCGCGACGAAATCCCCGGCGTGCCGTGGTTGCGAAACACCAACGGTGGCCCCTCCGTTGGTACCTGGCGATTCGACTTCCTAGATGGGCTGATTGTCATCACCTCTCCCGGTGGTATTCAGGTCGTCCACGATCGCTCCCCCCTGGATCCCGCTAAGTACGGTCCGTTCTGCCGCATCCGCTTTGACCAGCCGGACAGCGCCAGCATCTCAGCTATCCGCGTGTACAAGTCCCCCGAAGCTTAGGAGGTGAACGATGCTCTCTAGCATTGACAACTCAGGTGCCCGCCGCACCGCGCAGCTCATGGTGCATGACGGGTCGAACTGGGTACCTGCAGGGGCAAACCCGTACCCCGAGATCGTGTGGCCGTCAGCTTTCACTGAGGGTCACTACCTTGGCGAGGGGACTGTCTGGCAGCGTGACGTGTCGAAGATGCCTCTGGCGGAAAACTCCGAGGTCATGGCGGCGTGGATGTGGGATAACCTGGTGGACCCGTGGGGTAATAAGGGGTATCTAGGTGATTTCTCCCAGTCCCCCCGTCTCAAGGCAGCAGTCCCCGGTACGGGACTGAACATCTCCAATCATCCCGGCTCGACCAGTCCCATTGCTATGTACCTTGTGGACTCCTCCGTACCCAGCTGCCCTATGGTAGATATGAAGTGCGTTAGTGGCTTCCCGGCGATGCTCGACTGGGAGCGCAAGGCGGTTGAAAAGAATGTCCCGTTCCCCACCTTCGCCCACCCCGGCGTGAAGGGGGATCAAGGCATGGCAATCTACGACGTGGCGACCGGAGTTCTGCGCGAGTTCTTCATGGTCAATAAGCAGCCGGACGGTACCTGGACCGGCACTATCGGGTATTCGACCGCTACCCCTGGTCTGCGAAACTTGGCTGAGGACAATTACGGCACTCAGCTTCGCTCCGGCTCTTCTGCGGTTGCTCGTATGCACAATAACCTCGGATTCATCGGCATCTCGGAGGTGCGCGCGGGTGTCATCAATCACGCGCTCGCGTTCACCTTTGGCGCGGTGGCGCATGGAAACCCCCCGTCGTGGCCCGCGTCTGGCTCCGACGGTAAGTCCCCCGAGTCTGAGAAGAGCAAGTCCCCCACACACGGTCAGTGGGGACGTGTGAAGGCCTCGGTAGACCCGATGCACAATCCGCGCACCGGTCGGCCATACAATCCGCTGACTCGAATGTTGATTGTCGCCGCACAGAAGTATGGCCTGGTGGGTACGGATACAAACTCTTGGGTCCATGCGTTCAACGTGGAGGACGGCTCGATGGAGCAGGCCTTCTTCGGCCAGGACCCCTGGGTAGACCCGAACGGTCTACGCCTCCACATTGCGCAGGAGCACAAAGTGCCCCCCGAACTGTCCCTCGACGTCTCTGACTTCCCCTGGGACCAGACGGAATGGGCTCCTGTCGATTGGGGTCGCCCCGACGTAGACTTCGTGTCCGGGGTGGCCGACGCGAACAACTGGCGACGCGACCGCGCCGCCGAAGGAAAGCTCTCGCAGTAAGAGAAGGAAGAAACACCATATGCACCCGTTCACTAATACCCCGAACATGTTGTCGGAGGTGCGATGAATAGCGATCTATTCCCGCCGGAGGTCTGGGCGCTCGGGGGTGTAATCCTGGGCACCCTGATCCCGGCTGTGTTCGCCTTCATCACCGGGCGGCAGCAGGCGAAGCACGAGTCGAACAAGGTTTTGATCGAGGCTCTGGAGCGCCGCATCGGTGACCTGGAGAAGCACCTGCGAGAGGAGACTGAGGCGCGGCGCACGCTGGAGTCCGAGGTGCGCACCCGCGAAGCCGAGGCTCACTCGACGGCAGATAAGGCTCGCTGGGTGATGAGCATTGCAATCTCGCACATCAACCGGCTTGATGCCCACATCGCCGCCGGTTCCCCGCCGCCCCCGCCTCCGCTACCCGGTGAGGTGGAGGAGTGGGTGAACCGTGAGCTGTGGACTACTAGTTTCCATCCCGGCCACCCCGCTTTAGATAAGACCAAGAAGAAGGAGGAAGAGTAATGCTTCTGTTGGAGAAGGATAGCCCCCTGGCGGACAGCATCGCTGTGTCGCCTAATTTCAGTAACTCGGGTAGTTACGACCGCAAGTCGAAGTGGGTCGTACTGCACACGATGGAAACTGGCGAGAACAGTTCCATCGCGGAGAACATCGGCGCGGGTTGGTTCACCAACCCCAACGCGCAGGCGAGCGCCCACTATTGCGTGGACGACAACTCCATCGTCCAGTGCGTGAATGAAGGCGACTACGCTTGGGCTTCCGGCCCGACTGGTAACCTGAACGGAATCCAGATTGAAATGGCAGGCCGAGCCGCGCAGTCTCGCGCTGACTGGCTGGACGACTACTCCCGCGCCATGCTGGAGCGTACCGCTGCTCTGACTGCAGACATCTGCAAGCGCCACGGTATCCCCGTGCGTGTCCTGTCCGATGAGCAGGTTGCCCGAGGCGAGGCGGGCATCACCACCCACGCATCCCTGGCACGAGTCTTCCGCGAGACCGACCACAGCGACCCCGGCCCCGACTTCCCGTGGGACTTCTTCATGGAGCGTGTACAGGCACACGCGGGCGGTACCGGCGGCTCGGTCAATGAGCCCGCTCCTGCCCCCCGTGCGGCATCCGTAGCTCAGGCGGCTCCTGCAGCACCCCGTCGTGTGGCAATGACCGGAGTGTTCTACCCGGACCGCGAGCTTGAGGTCAGCCGCGACCTTGACCCGAACAGCCCTGCTGTGGCGAAGTACCAGCCTTGGTCCCCCATTCGCTACGACTCCTACGTTCTCGCGAACGGCTACGCCTGGATCAGCTACGTCTCCTACAGTGGAGAGCGTCGCTTCGTTGCCGTCGGCCCCGACGACGGACGGAACGACACTACGTGGGGCTCGGGCTTCTTCAACTAGGAAGGAAATTATGAACAAGAACTACGATGTGAACGCGGGTAAGCGTCTAGCCAGCTACGGCGTGATTACCGCAATCTCTGCGCTCGCTGTAGCCTACGGCATCATCACCCCCGACAAGGCGGACCTGTGGGTGGCGCTCCTCGTGGTGCTGCTGCCGAACATCGGCGGTATGATTATGGCTATTCGCAACGTCAAGACTGCGCCGGAGGAGCCCAGCCTCGACAAGGTGGCGGCGGCTGTCGTCGCCGCACTGATGGAGGCACCCGCCCCGGCTAACCCGCTTGCGGAGTCGGACCACGGCACTGAGGTTCAGGGCATCCTGAGCGAAGCGAAGGGACCCACCGAGCCACAGCTCTGATATACTAAGTGCAGCAGGGGCGTAAGCCCCCACCTGCGCAGGTGCGACCGGTAGCACTCCTTGAGTACAGCGCCGGTCATCATACCGGTATAGCCACTCTGCTATACTATTTCGGAAGGCTCCTACGCCTTTCATGTAGAGGAACCCCCCACACCCGGAGCTTGTCGGTGTGGGGGGTTTTGCTATGCGCCCCGAAGAGCGGCTTGGTACTCGTTGATCGCGTGACTAGGCTCAGCATCATGCCCGGCAAGCCACTTCGCGGCTGTCAGCAGCGCTCGAAGCTGGGCCTTGCGGAGCGGGTACTCCTTATCATCCGTAAGGTATTTATCCCACTCACGCTCCATATCAACGACGAGCCTAGCAACACCTGGAGTCGGGCGCTCACGAGTCCACATCGCATACTGTAGGTGGAGCTGTAGGCACTTGCGCGCCTTGTCCAAATCCTCCGCGCCGTTCTTGCTCGGCGCGCGCCACAGGTACTTGAGCGCCGCGCCTGCGAAGTACGGCATTTTGTTGATGTGTTTCTCCAAGTCCACCCAAAAGATAGGGGCGTAGTGGTCGGGGTTGATAGGGTCAATCGCCGGATCAGCGCGTGGTGCTTCGGCTTCCATGTTCAAGATTCCTTTCTCGATAATGCTCTTGGATACGTCCCCGGTCAGCTCCAACTGTTCCGAATAGTTGTACCCGTAATCCCATGTTAGTGCCTCGATGAGGTCGAGCGTTGCCTTGTACGCACGGTGGATGCATGTCTCGCACCGGGGGTTGATTGTCTCCCACGGCACCCGGCACGAGACGCACCGGGCGGGCCGAGGTATCGGAGGCGGTGTTCGTGGTGCGGGGACAGTTATGTGACGCATACTTACTCCTTTCGGTAGCGCGCGCAGTAGTAGCCTTCTGCCGCGAGCGGAAGACCCTCAGACCACGGCGGCGCGAGCGGGTTGCCCACTCCTGCGCCCATCAGCTCCTTCATGCGCTCCACGGTTACCCCGCCTTCGGCAATGACCTCATCGTGAACGTGCGCGACGACCGGCACGTTCTCCTTATCGAGGTTCACCAGAGCATGAGCCAGAACGTCGCGGGCTACCGCCTGCGTCACGTTCTCGGTCAGTCGCCCTCCATAGGTGGGGATGACGGCTCGGTGGCTCTTGGGGTCGAGGAAGTGTAGAGCCTCCACTTCCTTATCGAACTTGTTTACGGTTCGGAAGTGAAGCTTGTGGTAGAACAGCTCGCGGCCACTGGGCAGCTTGATTGTGACCAGACCGTTAGCCCTCGGGTGGACGGTGATGTACTCACCGACGCGCCCGGAACGGTTGCGCATCGCGCGGTCCAGGTCAGCCCAGAACCTAGCGATGCGCGGGTTAGCCGCGCGGTACGTCTGCTTGATCTCTTCGAGCTCCGCGTCGGTGCCCTCTGCACCCATCGCCTTAAGCGCGTTGATGCCGCCGCCGTAGCCCAGCGCGAGGACTGCAACCTTACCCTTCTTACGCAGGGGCTTCGCCTCATCATAGGGCACATGGAACATTCTAGCGGCAGTCTCGATGTAGATGTCTCGACCCGCTCGGAACGCCTCAAGCACCCACTCCTCACCGGCGAGCCACGCCAGCACGCGCGCCTCGATCGCGCTGTAGTCACAGACGGTAAGGGTCTGCCCTGCAGGTGCCATGAGCGCACCACGAATGAGCGGCTTGAGCTCCGAGATACTGAAATTCTCGGCAGGCTCGTTCATCACGCGGTCCACGAACGCCTGAGTCTTCTCGTCGTCGCCCGCGGTGACGCTCGGGAGGTTCTGCAACTGGACACCGCGCCCAGCCCATCGCCCGGTGTGCGCGCCGAAGTACTGGATAGTGCCGCGAACGCGATTATCCACGCCGAGTCGGTTCGTCATCGCCTTGAACTTAGCGACGCTCGCCGCATTGGAGGCGGCGCGCTCTTCGAGGAAGGTACGCACGTCTCGCGGCAGGTCGGTTCGGGACAGTAGGTACGCCACGGACGCTTTGTCTACGCTCTTGAGGGGTGCGCCCGTGTCCCTGAACACTGGTATGTCGTTCTGCCCATCCATCACGCCCGCCTCAACCAGGCGGCGGTTCACCCAGGCCACGACCTGAGCGGTCGAGTTCGGGTTGGCAAGCCCAGAGATGACACCCATATGCCGCAGGTGCGAGTCCTTGACGACGGCGGCGATGTCCATACACCGAACCGCCAGCTCCGCGTCCACCAGAATACCCCGGTCGTTGATGCGCTGGTCAGCGTTCCACACCTCGCGCTCCCCCTTGGGGAAGCCACCGTACCGGGTGGTCAGCGCCGTGTAGACCGCAACCATCGTATCGACGTCCTGGATAGCGTAACGGCAGAAGGCGGCCCACTCTTCGGGTCGCTCCTCGGGGGTGGCCGCGCGCCCGGTCTTCTTGCTCGGAACGCAGAACAGCTGAATCAATGCGGTGCCCGCTGAGTCCTTCTCTTCCACATGCAGGGCGCGAGCCAGGTCAGCCAGGCTGCCGGGGAAGCCCAGAGAGCGACCCATAGCCATAGTGTCGATGAAGCGCTCCGGGGGGATGAAGGTGCCCGGCGCGTAGTCGAAGATGCGAGAAAGCACCTGGCGCTCGAAGTTGGCGTTGTGCGCAACGAAGGTGACGTGTTCACGTTCGTTCAGTCCGCGCAGAGCCAACTTGATCTCGGCTTCGCCCTGAGCAATCTTCGTCTGCCCGTCCACGCCATAGCGGTACGTCATGATGAGAGGCGAGAAGTCAGGGGAAGCCATGTACGGGTACGCGCCGCAGTCGCGCAGGTTCACCGAAGAGTACGTCTCGAAGTCGATGAACAGCAGTGTTTCCATGTAAGTCTCCTAGAGGAAACCCCCGGCACGTGGGTAGAAATCCGTGCCGGGGGTTAGTGTGGAATAGTTACAGTCTACAGCACGTCGTCGATAGACTCAGCCGTAGCCGCCGAGAACTCCGATGCGCCCTCGTCTGCTACCTCTGCCATGTAGTCGCCCATGCCCTCGTAGGCGGCGCCCGCGTCACGGGTACCGTCCAGGCGCTCGCCGTCCTGAGTCTTGAGGATAGAGTTCAGGAAGAAGGTCAGACCAGTGGAGCCTGCGAACTTGTAGACGAAGGGCACCAGCTCGACAAAGCCGTAGTCACCGGAGTGAATCTCTTCAACGTCCACGCTGACCGGACCCTGCTTATTGGTGGTCGGGTTTACACCCCACTTGAAAGTCGGTACCTGGCCGCGCTTAGCACCGGGGGAGATGTTGAAGTTGTAGGTGTTCACCAGGTGCGCCGGGGTGGGCTCGTCACCCTGAGTGTCGCTGTCTCGGATGGTGGTCTTGAGGTTACCGTTCGACGCGATGTTCAGCGCGCCCTTGTCGAACCAGTGCTTGCGCAGCTGCTCTGCCTGAGCCTTGGTGATGCGCTTCGCTTCGACCGCTTCGGTAATCGCGATCTCGACCTTCTCGCCCACGGCTTCCATAATCAGCTTGTCGGAGCCTGCCTGCTTGTCTTCCTTGCCGATAATCAGGTTGATGCCGTACTTGAGGTCTGCGATCTCCTTGCTGTCCTTGCCCTGCTCGGCAATGATGCGGTCTACGGTGGACTGCGGGACGTACTCACGCTTTCCGTCGGGGGTAACGCGGGAAGGTTCCTTGAGCTTGACGTAGGAGAAGCGGACGCGGCCAAGAGTAATTGCGGTGGTAGCCATTTGGATTGGTTTCCTTTCAGTGGTTAGATTTCGAGGTTTTCGTAAGCCGTAGCAGCAGCTTCGGCCTTGATTTCTGCCGGTCGCTTATCGCTCTCCGGGGCGAGAGCAAGCTTTCCGGTGGTCTTGGTGACGAACTCGCTTGCCGGGGTGTCTTCCAACTTCGTCTTGAGCTTGCGCTCCAATACGGTGATGGTTTCCAGCTTCACGATCGTCTGGCTTAGCCCGTCGGTGCTCACTCCGCCTTCTTCAAGGGCGCGGAGGAAGCCTTCGGGGTCGGGGATGGTTCGTCGCGAGGAGCCGCGCACGACCTTGAGTCCGGGGAACTTTACCCCGTGGTCATACGCCTGAATGAGCACATGCTCTTCGACGTCGGTGAGCCATTTCTTAATCGCCTTGGCGTTCAGGGCGACCATAGCAAGCTGCTCTACTGAGAGCTCGCCTACGGGTGCAAGGACCGGGGCATCAGTCATCGGTCAGCACTCCTTCCTGGAGTAGGAATCCCCACATAGCGTTCGCTCGCGCCGAGCAGACCGCATTGACGGGGCACCACTGGCATATCTTGTCGCTCGGGCAGAACGAGCCAGTGGAGGTGTTGATTTCTTCGACGGCAGGTAGCACCTTCGTGTCTACCCAGCTACGCAACTCGTCTGCGGACAGACGAAACTCGCTGTGGCTATGCAGGCGCGGCTGGAAGATGTGAAGCTCTACCTCCTGGATGTCGTAGACCAGATCCCAGAAGCGCAGGGCACCTGCTCCGTAGAGGAGCAACTGCGAGTTCTCGACCGCGCTCACCGGCAGACCCACGCCATACTTGTAGTCGATAACGTACAGGGTGGTGCCACTGACGACGATCGCATCGGCGGTTCCGAAGCACTGCTCGGTAACCCATACCCGCTGCTCGATGAGCACTGCGGCGCTCGGGTCGTCCCGGAGCAGGTCAAGGATGAACTCGACCTGCCCGGCGGCGAACGTCTCCATCTCGGATATTGCCGGTCGCCCGAGAAGCTTCTCGGCTTCCTCGGCTAGGCGCTTGCGCTCTGCCTTGAACTCCGCAGCAGAGACTTTACCGAGTGCCTGCTTCATTAGGTTCTCCAGCACTGCGTGGGCTAGAGTCCCCTCCTCAGCCGCCAGGCCCGCTGTCTGCTCGGGTACCTTAGCCGACTCGATAAGGTCGAAGGACTTCGTGCAGTTGAGCCAGCGATGGCTGGATGAGGGGGACAGCTTGGCGTGGACGTCAGGCATCCGCGCCATTCTTTCGGTTCGCAATCTCGCGCTCCAGCTTGCGCAGGATGTCTGCGCGGTCTGCTACCGGAACCTCTGATACCCGAGAGAAGCCTCGGGAGGAGAGCACGGTCTGCACGAGCGGTAGCGCCTGCGCTCCGGCGAGGTCCTGCAGCTCTTGGACGGCGGCCCGCATCTGCTCGAAGGTGACTTCTCGGGTGGGGGTGCCACCGCTTTCAAGCGCTTCGACGCGCTTCGTCAAATCCTCCAAGGAGGCGGCGATGGTCTGCAACTCCTTGACGATGATGGTGGCCGCGTCCGTCATGGCGGCGGCGCTTGCCTCAGAGTTGAGGGGAGTCATGATTCACTCTTCCTTTCATGTAGAGCCCGCTTGAGGCGGGGTGATTACAGTATTGCACCGGAACCGCCACCGTTTCAAGCGGGCGTTGGTGAGATAGCCCACGCTTAGTCAGCGTAGGGTAGGCGGAAGACGGTCTGCGAGCCGTAGCAACCGACTCGCTGCCTTCCTTCCTCCTGGACCAGCACACCCTTGCGAGTGAGGCTGACCAGGGCAGCTGTAATGCGGTTCTGGTCACGCAGGGACATGTCGGGTAGACCCTTGCGCATGATTTCCACCCACACAGCGGCGGGTGTGATGAACGAACGGGGAGCCCGCGGCTGAGACTTATCCTCCGTGCCCATGCTCTCGTCCAGAAGCCATTGAATACGCTCGGGCAGGGACATACGCTCCCACGCCAGAGGCACGGGGGACTCCAGAGCCTCGGTGATGGTCGCCACGAGGTTATCTTCCATCGTGTGAGACTTCCGAGCCTGCTCTGCCAGCACTTCCTCTGCAGGAGAGAGCACGGGGCGCTCGCCCTCCTGGTACAGAGCCACGGCCTCAGCCCACACCTGGTCTACGTACTCTGGAGTGTACTTATCGAAGTCCATCTGCTCCAGAACATCGACAATGAGGAAGCGGCGGTTACCGTCGCGCTCGCGAAGCATCATCGGGTCGTTGGTGGTACCCCACACAACCCAGCGGCGCGGCACCTCGGTTGCGGACCTGTCGTAAGGAAGGCGGTACACGTCCCTCTGCCTGGTCAAGAAGTCCTTGAGCTCGTTGAAGTCCGCGTTGTTCAGTGCGTGGCCTTCATCCGACACCATAATCCACGAACGCGAAGCCGAGATGAGAGTGTCCTTGTTCTGGATGTCGCCCAGGCTGGCGGTGTATCCGCGAGCCATGCGCTCAATCCAGGTGGTTTTACCTACGCCCTGCCCGCCGTAGAGGATGAGGGACTGGTCTACCTTGCATCCAGGCTTGAACGCACGTGCTACCGCTCCGAGCAGGGCACGCTTAGCGACCATGCGGTTATACGGGGTGTCCTCAGCACCGGGTAGGCACGTCTCCAAGCGGGGTATGCCGTCCCAGGTAAGGCTCTGCAGGTACTTTTTCACCGGGTCGATGCGTCGCTCACGACGCACACGCCCGAGAAGGTCATCCACTCGCTGCCGGGTGACTCGACGGATCTGGTACTGCCGCTCGATATGGTCTTTGAGGCCACTAACGTCAGCATTGTTCACCTGCGGTGGGCTTCCGTCGCGAAGGTCGTAGTCTTCGCCCATAATCGCCTCGTAATCACCGCGCACATTCCACCAAAGGGACTTGAAGATGGGGTCATGCACGAAAATCAAGTCATAATTCTCGATGCGGTCTTCGACCTGCAGGGTTTTCTCGTGCCGAAGCAGCTTCTTCGTCCATTCGAGCTCCCCTTCACCCCGGTCTTCCTCTTCCTCCGCTTCTACAGCGGGCTCAGGCTCCTGGGTGAGGGTGGAATAGTCCTCCGAGACGGTCAGCGGGCTACCGGCGACAGCGGGGCGGGCGACCTGCTCGTAGGCGGCGGTGGCTCGGAGCTGTTGGAAGCCTTCGTGCCCTTCCAGGAAGCTCTTCATGGCTCGGGAGGACGGGGCGTGGATAACTGCGCCCTCATAGCCCGCGTCCAGCTCTCCGAAGCGGTGAATACGCACCAAATCGAAGGCGTTCTGAGCGTGACCGCTCGCCGGGTCGCTTCGATGGTTCGAGAAGAACAGCAGAGGGGAGTCCGGCAGGGGACTCATGCCCGGAGCGGAGCTCTTATCGGCGTGGGTGTACCGAAAACGGCTACCGACACGCTCGTAGGGTAGCTCGAACACCTCAATCAGCTCGTCAAGGTCTTGGTAGTGCCTGCAGAACTCCCCGGCGATGCCTTTGAGGGTCAGCGGGTCCTTTTTGCGCACTCGCCCCATCGACATGGCGGCTCCGGGGGTGTCCGGCGCCCTCTGGAACAGCGCACCGGAGGCCAAAGGGCGGTTCAGCTCGCTCCCGTACTCGTACAGGCTCGCATCCTTCGCCGCGGGGGTGAACATGATCTGGCTGGGGGTGGCGCTCGCTGCATCAATCGCCGCTTGAGGCACAGCACGCATGATTTCCCGCACGATACGGGTGTAGACGTCGGGAGGCACCATCCCATCCAGCGGAATGAGCACGCGGTACGAGGGCTTCTGCGCCGAGTGCGAGTAGGTCGTGTGCCAGAGCACCGCCACGTCCTCAAGGTAGCTCAGAAGCTCCGTGAAGCCCTCTGCGGAGGCTCCGTCCAGGTCGAGGGTGATGACGCTACGGCCAATTACGTTATCGCCACTACGGTGATGCCCGCGAAGCTCGCCGGGCAGGTACGAGCGAGCGTTCTTCTGCGTTCCGGGTGCGCGGAGCATGTTGAGGAAGTCATCAATGCTGTACTGCAAGGCGGTAGTGTTCGCGCTGGTGCCCTGTGCTACCTCGACGGGGAACCTTTTCTCTGCGCGCACCGCGGAGGCGGTCAGGGTTGTTGCTGGGGAGAGTACGGACATGGTACTATTGCTCCTAACGTCAGATGTCGAGTACTTTTTTCAGTGGTTGGATGCACCCCCGGAGTTTTTAGCTCCGGGGGTTTTCTTTGTGCTCTCAGTCTACACGTCCTCCTTCTTGAGGTAGTCCAGGAGAGCCTGTTGTGCGTCCACCTTGTGAGTCAATCGCGCGTAAACATGCTCGTCAATGGAGTTCGGAACCTCCAGGATGTGAATAGTCACAGGGTGCTCCTGTCCACTGCGGTGAAGGCGCTTGTTGGACTGCAACCACGCCTCACTGCTCCAGGGCAGGGAGAGCCAGACGGCAATGTGGCCGCCCCTCTGCAGGTTCAGACCGTGACCGATCGACTCGGGGTGCGCGGCGAGGATGGGAATCTCGCCTGCGTTCCAACGGTCCACGAAGTCCTTGTCCTTGACGGTGCTCACGAGCGGGCCGAGCTTCGGGTGCGCCTTGAGCATCTGCAACTCGGCGGCGAAGCGGTAGAAGACCAGCACCGGGGAGCCGTTGGCGGCTTCCACCAAGTCCTCCAGCTTGTCGAGCTTGGCTTGGTGAAGCTGGACGAACGGGCGCTCAGCGCTCGCTGGAGCGTCGATGTCGGCTTCCTGGTACAAGAAGCCACTGGTGATCTGTGAGAGCTTGCTAGAGGCGACAGCGGCGTTCTGCGCGGAGATTTCCTCGCCTTCCGAGGCGAGCCAGACGCTCATCTCGTCGCGCATCTTCTTGTACGCCTTCACTGCGGTCGCCGTCATGCGTACCGGGTGTGTCACGTAGGTGACCTCGGGTAGCTCAACGCGCCCCTCGGTGCCCATCGACAGGGCGAGGTGCGCAATGGCGTCGTAAATCTTCTTGTCGGCTCCGGGCTTCGGCACCCACTCGGTGAAGCTGCCGAAGCGCTGGGTCGGGTGGAAGTACCGCTGACGAAAGGTGGTGAGCGTGCGACCTAGCGCCAGTCCTCCATCCAGCAACTTGATTTGAGCGTACAGATCCATAAGTCCCTTGGGGGTGGGCGTGCCGGTCAGCCCCCATACGTGGTCTACGAAGGGCGTGATGATGGAAGCGCCCTTGAAACGCCGAGTGTCTTGGTTCTTGTAGCCGGAGAGCTCGTCAATAATGAGGGTCTTGAAGTAGCCGGAAGCCGCCTTCTGTGCGGCTTCCGCCAGGTTCTCACGAGAGATGATAGTCAAGTCTGCGTCCACGGCGAGGGCGGCGGCTCGCTTCTGCGGGGTGCCCTTCACAACGGTGATGGACAGGTGAGGCGCCCACTTGTCGCGCTCTGCTGCCCAGGAGAACTCAGCGACGCGCTTCGGAGCGACGATGAGGGCGGGCAGGTGTGCCTTCGTGAGCGCCAGCAGGCAGATGAAGGTCTTACCAAGGCCCATATCAAGGATGAGGGCCTTGCCCTTGCCGGGTTTGTGGAGATGGTCGATCGCCTCCACCTGGTAGGGGCGAGCGAACAGGATAGGGTCGGTGGTCATGATGCGGTCCTTTCGTCTAGCGCCCCGCTGTCGCGGGCTGCGAGCCACTGCGCTACGCCTTCGTGCCCGTAGAGCACAGCGACGTTCGCGCCGAGGGTGTCGAGTTTGTTGATGATGTGTTTCTGTCTGGCAGAGAGCCTGCCGCCCCGCGCTCGCTTGAGTTCGAGGAACCAGACCACCCCGCCGGGTAGGATTACGATCCTGTCGGGTACCCCCGTCTCTGAGGAGAGGAACTTGTAGATGAGCCAGCGGCGCTTAGCGCACTGCTTTACGAGGTACTTCTCGACGTCCTTTTCGAGGGGGGTGCTGGTCATGTTTTTAGGGGTCCTTTCTGCCGGTCGCCAGAAAAGTATATAAACTTTTTTAGTTGAGGGTCACTTTAGCGCCAAACCCCTAGTCAGTGCGTTTTGACCCTAGATTTTTTTAGGGTCATTTTAGCGTCATTTTAGGGTCACTGACGCTAAAATCTGGATTTGTGGAGAGGTAGCTCACGTGGCTTTTCTACCTGTTGTGAGCGCGGTCACTAGGTGTAGTGTCGGCTGTCACAAAGGCTCTGTTTTCTGTGTGAGCTGACTCTCCATTGACTCTAAATTTAGGGTCATTGACACTAAAATGACCCTAGTTTGACCCTAAAAAATTTTAGGGTCAAAACGCTCTGACTAGGGGTTTGGCGCTAAATGACCCTAAACCTCGCGCGTACGGAAAGTTTATATAGAAGTTAGCCGGTAAGCCTCGGTTCGGAGGGTACAGAAAAGCCACCTATGAACGTCTGCTCATGGGTGGCTCTCCCGTTATATCCCTAGTCGCTTTCGGTACCTCTACCTATAGCGCTTCCAAGTTTACCCGAAGCCTTGTACTTGCTCCAGTCGATGCGAGCGCCCAGCGGAGCGTCCTTGCGGAGGATTTCGCGCCCGCCCAGACCTCGGACCGTCTGTCCAGACATCCGCCTAATCTTCTGCAGACTCTCTCGGTTCTTCCGGGCAGTCTCAGCGCTGGTCTTGCGCCGGTGGTGGTGCCCGCACAGCGCAGCGAGGTTGCTCGGGTCGTTGCTCGGCCCGTTGATGTGGTCTACGTCGGTCGCCTTGGCCGTACAGCGCTGTCCCGTTACGGCGTTGGTCGCCATGCATTGAAAACCGGCTGCCTTGAGCACGTCGAGTCGAATCTTCCGCCATTGCGGGGATTGCTGGTAGGTGAGCCCGCTCTTGGGACCCCACCCGGTACGTTTCTTGCTACGCTTCGGCACGGGATGCTCCCTGTGCGGCCTTCAACGCCACCTCAGCGGCTTCTTCGCGGGTTAGACCACCTGCTGAGTACTCGACGGACTTTGCGGCGCTCAGGAAGCCGTCAGCGCCTCCGGTGATGGTGCAGACGATGAGCCCTGAGCCCTCGCCGGTGGCGTAGTCTTCGACGTGAACCGCGCCGCCGACGCTCGACCCCTCACCGTGCCACTTCTGGGACTTCGATAGGTTAGTCCACGCCAGGATGTCCTCTTCACGCCACAGGCAACCCTTTTCGTGGTTCTTTCCTCGGTTGAAGACCACCGCCGGGGCGGGGAAGTTTCCCGCGTTGATTAGACCGTGAATGTTGGAACGGGTGTAGCAGGTAGCGGCGGCGACACCGGATGCGTCGTAGAGCTTGCCGTGCTTTCCGGGGTTCGGGAGGCTAGTCATTGGTTCCTTTCTAATATTCCACCGTCAGGGTCGCCGTGTAGAGGTCATTCACGCCTTCCACAGGCTCCGGGGCGGAGAGCTTGAGCTTGCTGAGTGCGTTGGTGAACGCTTGGTTGCGGATGACGGAGCGGGATCCCCACTCCATGTCGTCGGGGAGTTTGATGCCTGCCGCCTGGAGCAGTCGTAGTTCCTTGCGGCCTCGTGCGGCTTCGTCTTCGTCGAGGCGAGCAGCCGAGGCGGTTGCCCAGGCGTAGGCATTTACGACGCCCGTTAGTAGCGCGCGGCTGAACGTGGTATCGAAGCTATCAAAAAGGATCTTGTTAGCCACGGGGCGGATAGCGTTAGCGAATCCGGTGTAGTCGGGCTTCTCTGCCTGTGCGGAGTAGAGCGTGGGCAGTCCGTAGTCGGCTGGGTCTGCGCCGTAGGTCATCGGCTCGACTCCCTGCCACGAGGGGGTGTACAAGCCGGGCAGTGCGCAGAAGGCGAGGGGGTAGGCGCTCGGGTCGGTCGGTTCCTTGCTGAGCAGGGTCAGTCCGGGGCGCTCGGCTCCGAACGAAATCAAGTTTACTTTGATCCATACGGGGATCTCGGTCATAGGTCGTCAGTCCTTTCTAGGTCGTCTTCGTCCTCTCCGCCCCACTCCTCAGTCAGCAGGTCTTCTAGCGCGTTGAGGGAGTCTAGGAACTCGGAGGCGGTGAGGGTGAAGGGTGCGGCAGCTTCGGCTACCGCCTTGTCAGGGTGGGAGTTCAGGAAGGCGAGGTGCCCGAGCATAATCTCCCGGTACGAGTGAATCTTGTCCAGCTCGTCGTAAACGGCGGCGGGGTTTACGGTGATGCGGCGATCAATCATAAACCCCGCCTCCTCTCTCTCTTGGGTTACTTGTTCTTGATGAACTCTACGAGCACGGCACCCAACGGGGAGCCTGTGCTTTTCGGCAGTACCATGCGGACAATAACCTTGTACGGGCGCTCCTCCAGCATCTCACTGAGGTCTTTGCCGAGCAGTGCCTCATAGCTGGAGCATCGGAACGATAGCTCCTCGCCGTCGGGGTTGTTGTACCAGCGGTTGCGGAAGTAGAAACGCTTGGCTGTGACCAACTTCGTTTCTAGCTTCGACTCGGTATCACCCCTCTTGGGGATGTGTACCCCGCGGATTTCTTTCTCCTCGGACACTTTGGCGATTGATATAACGCCATAATCGCGTTTGTCCTCGGCACGGAAGTTGCACATCTCCGGGACGACCTTGATTGTCTCAGCGAGCTTGAGCGCCATGCGACGAACGGTCATGTCACCACACCGCTCCATGAAGAGGCCATAGTGCCCCGGTATCTGGTCCTTGATGCGCACCATGCTATTCAGCGGGTCTGCGAACACGTACCGGGTGGGCCGCAGGTTCTTTCGGAACGCCAGCTCGAACCGTAGCGGCTCTCCGATACGAATCTCGCCGGGGGTAATGCTGACGAGTTGCAGGCCTTTCAGATCATTCGCGATTCTGCGGTCGCCGTCAGCCACGAGTATGTGCAGGTCGCACAGAGACCCCGGCACGAGTTCAATTCCCTCGGGCATCTTCGTATCCTCCTTACATGTTCGCGATCCAGTAGAGGAACAGGAGAAACAGGATGAACTCCATTAGTTCTCACGCTCCTTCTCGGCTTCGCTCTCGTAGTACCACCCGGCGAGCATCTTCACGTCGTGGTAGCTCTTAGGTTCGGGGGTCATTGCTTCATCTCCTTCTGTAGGTTTTCTTCAAGTTGTTGTAGGTCGTAGCGGAGCCGGGTAAGCCCGAGGGCTACGTTGCCCGGCACGTTCGCATCTTGCAGTGCCTTGACTGCCAGTGTAGCAATACGCCCGGAGAGTTCCTTGAGTGCGTCGGCGGCTTCCTGCTCCAGGCTCTCCTCGCGCTCCGAAACCTGCCACAGCTTCGGTGCCTCCGGCTCGAAGGGCGAGGCACCACTGGGCTTAGTGCCCCAGGGCGTCAGCTCTCGCACGCTCTCAGGCAGCCCCACATGCCCCGAGCCGGGGTAGAGGTAGCCTTGTTGCGCGACGTAGAGCCATCGGCGCAGGTAGCTGAGCACCTTGTTTCGGTCGCGGTCAGGCACTCGGCTCAGCTCGGCAATGATGAACTCCAGGGACACGCCCCGTGCCTGTGCTCTGCCGCCTCGCTTCTCCGTCAGGAGTCCCTTGATGACGGAGGTGGGGAATACCCCGACGCTCCGTCCGTCCTTGGCGCGTTCGCGAATCCATCCGTTGATTGCGCCGTTCTTGAAGCCCATGATGCGGTTGAGCTGGGCGACGTGGACGTAGACACATGGGGTGCCGGTGCTGTCTGCGGCGTAGCGGAAGACCAGCGGCATCTGCTCGACTCGGCGGGTGGACTGGATGAACACCTCGCAGGTGGCGCCATGAAACTCGGGGCGTTCCGTGCTGGTGCGGTGCGAGATTATTTTCATGCCTTCGGTCAGTGGCATTAGTCTTCCTTTCGGGCGAGGGCTACGTAGAAGCGCCCGGAGCGGGGGTTCTGGTAGGCGTCGATGACCACTCGGCTGTAGCGGGACGAGGCGGTGTTGAGGTCTAGCCCAATGAGCTTGCTCGTATCTTCGGCGCACTCGAAGGGAGCCTTACCAATGTAGCCGGTCTGTAGTACGCGAAGAATCAGCTTGCCGTCTTCTGCCGGACCGTAGCAGGCTTCTCGGATCATCACCTCGTCGTAATCGTCTCCGGGGTAGACGGATGCGTAGCCGAAGCGGGCCAGTGCCACGGCTCGGGTGTAGGAGGCCAGCGGGTACTCTCGCTTGTCGGCTTCCTCTTCAGTCAGCGTCAGCAGCTCCGGGTCGATGATTGCTTCCATGCGCTCGCGCGGCTCCGGGTCAATCTTGCCGTAGTCTTTCAGGTTGCCGAACGGTACGAGGGTGTTGCGGGTGTACTTGGTGGTCATTAGCTTTCTTCCTTTCGTTGGGTGTCACGCCATGCTTCAAGCTTTCGCTCGGCATGGCGCAGTTCTCGGACGCGATGCGCCCACTCATCGCAGATGAGGGCGGCGATGAGGTGGTACACGACCTCGGACTGTAGCTTGTGGTGGAACTGCTCGGCGTGCATCTCGACCATACACATTGCCGAGAAGAGCCACACGCTACGGATGGGGTCCATCTCGTGTACTCCTGCCGGGAGGGTGGTGAGCTTGTAGATGCTCCACAGGGCGTCGTCCCAGTCTTCATCGGGTGAGCCGGGGCGTAGGTTCCAGGTCTTGTTGAGTGCGTCTTCCCAGACGGTAGGCATCTGGGCGGCGATGCGTTCTCGTTGTTCGTCGGTGTAGAGGTTAGTCATCGGATTACCCTTCGTATGTTGGTCCAGCGTCCGAGCGTGCGACATGCATCGGCTAGAGCCTCCTGGCGGTGCTTCACGGGGTAGCGGTAGAGCGCCTGGATAAGGCCATAGACAACCTCTGCCTGCAATTCGTGAGTGAGCCGGGTCTTGCGCATTTCCGCCACCGCCCAGTCGAGCCAGATACTTCGGGTCAGCCACGTCTCCTGCGTGTCCCATTTGTATGTGATGAGCTTTTGCGCCAGGTTGTACGCGGCGCGGTAGTCAGCGACGGGGGAGTTGCGACGCAAACGTAGTACGAGGTAGAAGGCTTCTACCCAGATGTTCGGTAAGGCCCGTATCGCGAGTTCTCGTTGTTCGTCGGTGTAGAGGTTCGTCATTAGTCCCAGCCCATCCCGGATGAGCCCGAGTCGAAGCCGGTGCTGTAGCCGAAGCCGAATCCGAAGTTGGACGACGAGCGCTGGCGCTCTTCTTCGTCGCGGCGTTCCTTGTCGCGCTTCTCCTTCTGCTCCTGCTCGTATTCGCGGCGGAGCTGTTCGCGCTTGTTGTAGTCCTTCTCGTAGAGGTAGCGGTGCATTAGTTCTCCTTCTTGTTCTTGTTCGGTCGGGGTACCCACGCCAGCAGTGAGCGTAGCGGCGGGTACTTGCGGTGGGTGGCTTCGAGTCGTGCTCGGGTGTATCGGAGGGTGCGTACAGGTGGCACCTTCGGTACGGGTGAGGTGGCTACGCCGGGTGTCTCATAGAGCCAGGCGTCGTCGGCGTTGAGCTCGCGGATGCGCCCATCGTGCTCGGATAGGGTGGTCATGTGGTTTCCTTTCAGTCGCGTATGAGTAGGAACATCGAGGCGCAGGTGAGCATCCCGAGGACGGCGGTGATACCACCCTCGACTTTTCCTGGGGGTATGTGGAACGCCATGTACGCCGCCACGCCATACATTATGAGCGCAATTCCAGTAAAGACTACGTAATGCAGGCTAAGCTTGCTTTTAGGCTCAGTCTCAGTCTCAGTCTCAGGCTCAGGCTTACGGAAGAACCAGCCACGCTTCGGTAGCGGCGGTACGAGTACAGCTACCTTTTTCTGGTGTTCCCGGCGTTCCTGTCGGTCGATAGCTTTGCGGGGCGTCGAATAGTCGCCCCATACGGGGTACCCGCCTAGCTCTTTTGACAGCACAGCATCAGGGCTCTCCCAACCCTCGATGTTCATCCTGGTAATCAGTGTGCCTACCTTCTTCCGGCACTCCTCATAGGAGGGGTCTTCGACCAACCCGCCCTTGCCGGGGGTGTACCCGTACTCAGCCTCTAGCGCGCAAAGTACTCTCCCGAGCAGCCCTACCGGGACGAAGAAGATACTCCCCCCGCGCCCGTGGGTACCACTGGGGACGAGGCACCCATAAGTTCCGGTGGATAGGTCTGAAAGTGAATCTACATCGTATGATGCGGAGGAGAAATCCTGGTCGCGTGGCGGCCGGTCCTTTAGTCGGAAGGCGTTTCGGATGGTGAGGTAGGGAGGCCGCCAATCCAGGGAGGCGGGGAGGTATCCACGATTTAAGGGGTTACCTTCCAGGACTTTCGGCTGGATTCGTTGCCTGTCCCGCCCCACGTTGGTGAGGAGGAGAACTCGCAGGTACGCAACAGCGACCTCAAACTCTTCTTCGGTAATCCAGTCACGCCCGGTCATTACTTCCCCCGCTTCATGAGTTGTCGTGCTTCTTCCTCCAGTGCGAGCGCGTCGAGCTCGGCTTCTGCCTGCCGGTCACCACCAAGCAGTCGGTCGGCGGCGACCTCGCTACGTCCGCGTGCCTCGGCTAGGAGCTTGGAGTCGGAGCGTATGGGCGTGGAGCCGGAGAGTCGGGCATGGGTGCCGGAGACGGACTCGACCAGTTCGGCGGTCTTGGTGAGTAGCTGGTTGGTCTGCTCGGTGACCAGCAGGGCGTTGAGGTTCGTCTCCTGCGTGGTGAGCACCTGTTCGATGTCGGAGAGGATGTCTCGCTGTCGCTCAAGCTCTTCTTCGAGGGTGTCTGCGGCTGCCTCGTTGCTCTCCATTTGCACGATGCGGCGGTGCACCTCCGGGTCGCTCGGCTCGCCTGCCCAGTCCTCAATCTCTTTCCGAAGTCGGGCGGCGGTGTTGCGGTTGTGGTTGCGCTCGCGTTCGAGTCGGTTGCATCCTTCAACGGCCTTGCCGTGGTCAAGGCGCAGGCTGGCGATGTCGGCCTGTAGCTTGGTGATGTCGGGGTTCTCGGTAGCCATGTAGAGGTCAGCTCCAATCAGTCGTCGGTAGAGGCGGGCTTTGGGGGTGTCGGGTGCGAACGTTACCAGGGCTTCGTAGCAGGTCTTCTGGATCTGCGCGGAGTCGAACTTGGACAAGTCCCCGTCGAGCCAGGACTTGAGCTTGGGGTCGCCGGTGGTAAGCCAGGTTCGGCGCAGGTCGGAGAGGGCGAAGAGCCAGTCGGCGTTGTCGGGGATGTCCATGTCGTGTCCTTTCGGTTAGCGGATGAGTAGTTCAGGCGGGGCGCAGGCGAGCAGTAGTGCCAGTACCAGCGCCCAGTTGAGTAGGAGCAGGTGGGCTTCGTCGGTGAGCGCGCTCAACACTACCTATCCCAATCAAACGGTGTTTCATACATTGAGATGATGTAGGGTTCGCCGTCTACTTCCCCCGCTTCGAGTACGTAACGCCCGGATTCGGTGTACCAACCCTTGAGCTCGGGAAGTTTGTTCGCCGGGGCGCGGAGGTATGGATCTAGGAAGTCGATGAACTCTAGGGGTCGGTCGTGCGCGTCGTAGGAGGTGGTGCGGGTTCCGCGGGAGATTCGGTACACGTCCCCGGCTTCGCCCCTCTGGTACCCGATGGTTCGCCCCGTGTGGGTTTTCAGCAGCTCCGTGAGGTAGTTGCGGAGGGTGAGGGGTTCTCCCGCCTCCTGGAGCTGTTTATGGGCGGCGTAGACTTGCCCAGAATCTACGTTTTGGAAGTCGTATAGACCGTATCTACTCAAGGTGTAATCTAGGAGGCCGTAGCTCATCAGTAATAGTCCTTTCGGGTTAGTACCCCCGGCACCAGCACGGGTACCAGTGCCGGGGGTGTGGGGAGGTGGTGGTTAGAAGTCAGGCATCTCGTAGATGAGGTACTGCTTATCGGCGTGTTCGTAAACGTCCAGCACCTTGGCGGTGCCTACAGGGGTGCCCTCGACTACCCAGCCTGCCGACAGCCCCTCAGAGCCGGGAAGGGGGATTCCGAAGTCGTTCGTCGAAACCGCGGTTTGAGTGACACCGGCAGGAGAGGTTACGCGGTGGTGGCGGGCGAGGGAGATTCGGTAGCGGTTGTCGCCGGAGCGGAGGGTGTACCAATCATCCGGGGAGGACAACTGCGCGTAGGCCCGGAGGACGTTACGGATGGTGCGCGGTTCACCGGATGACGCGAGGATGCGGTTCATCTTCGTGTCATCGCCTCCCGGGGCGTCGTAGGCGACATGTGTAGTAGACAGAACCACATTCAGCGGGTCGTTCGGGTCAAGCGCTGGCGCACTCTCGTCGCCACGGATAGCTTCGACGTGCTTAGCCAGCTCGGTCAGCGCGCGGGTGATGTCTTCCAGGCTCATGGTCTGGGCGTTGTTCTCGGTCATTGGTTGGTTCCTTTCTTAGGGGTTACTTTCTTGGGGGTTACTTGAAGATGGGGTCGATGCCCCGGGAAGCGGCTTCTGAGTTCGACTCGACCGCACCGACAGCAAGGAGCAGGGCTTCGGTGATGGAGCGCCACGTATCGCGGGTAAGGTGCCGAGCACTTACAGCGTGAGGGATCATGTCTACCAGTGCGAGGCAGTGCTTCTTGAACTCTTCGATGTCGTACAGGGGTTCAGTCATTGGTTAGTTCCTTTTCGGTCGGTTAGTTCTTGGAGGTTTCCAGCATCTCGCAGATGAGGTACTGGTCGTCGTTCATCTCGAAGGCTTCGAGCACCTGGGCAAAGTCTCCGATGCGCCAGCCGGTCAGTCCACCCTCAGCCAAGCGCGGGATGGAGAAGTCGCTGGTGGAGTACATGGTCACCGTCTTGCCACCGGAGTGGGTGCAAGACTGGCGAGTGGTTAGGTAGATGCGGTAGACCTTGCCGGTCTTCTCGGAGCTCACGGTACGGTTGGTGAGGAGGGTTTCACGGCGCATGAGTTCCTTGAGAACGTTGCGGATGGTGGTGGCTCGACCCACTCGTTCGAGACGGCGGAAGATTTCAGTACTGTGGGTGGAGGAACCATCCACGGAAGAGTATTCCTTCCAGTACCTCATCCAGCGGGTCGTCGGGGCTGCTTTCAGGTGCGCTTGCATCACCGGGGGTAACCCCCATATGGAGGGCGATGTCGCGGAGAAGCCCCTCGATGTTTTCCAAGGTCTGCTTGTTGGTGGTCATTGTGATTAGTTCCTTTCTCTTACTGCTGAGTGCGGTCGTGCTTGCGGGCGATGTCCCAGAACTCGTCTGCCGAGACGCGGCAGGCGTAGCCTTCTTCGTGACCGCCGAGTACTTCATCTGCGATAGCGTCGATGTCCCGGTCGGTGAGCGGGAACTCGGATGCGGACAGGGGGTCGATGATTTCGCGCTGGATAGCGTCGGCGCGGTTGGTGTAGGTGCGGGTCATTAGTTGTTCCTTTCGTTGGCGTAGACCAAGGCGGCATAGTCCAGGCGGTCTACGTAGGACAGCAGGTGGGTGACGATGTTGTGAACGATAGCGCAGTGGAGCATGTCGCTGAGCGGCTTTCCGGGGCGGTACGTCCCGTTGTCTCGCAACCACTTGTAACCGGGGTTGTGTGCGAGGCTTCGGGAGGCTTCTTCCGCGTAGTAGTGGTAGCGGCGGCTAGTCTTCTTAGCCCGTTCGTCTCGTGCTCCGGTGTTCACCATGAGGTCGAAGTGCTCCTTCCATACCCCGAGGTCGATGTATCGTTCCGGGTTGGTCTTGAGGTCGGTCAGACCTTTCAGGTAGGCGGAGCACCACTTGTAGCGCTCGTGGTAGGTGGTGCTGAGGTCTTCGGCTACGAAGCCCATTAGTTATCCTCCTCGGGTAGGGGGTGTAGGGTGATGAGGTGTTCCCACTTCTTGCAACCGAGCATGTCGTTCTTCAAGACGTGGTAAGCGTACTCGCGGATGGAGTCGCAGTTAGGTTCGGGGCGTTCGGTTCGGTAGGCTTCCTGTTCGCCTACGTGTTCCTTCCAGTACCACCACACGTTAGCCCAGACCAGCCCTTCACATTCGGGGCAGGTGACATGGCTAACCTACCTTCTCCGCTACGCGCTCGACGAGCACGAAGCTACCGAAGGGGAGGCGGGTCTTCACGGTGGCACCACCGGCAATGGTAGCCTCGTCGCCGTCGCTCTCGATGTACCGGCAGATGCGGTAGTGCCCACGGTATGGCAGGTCGGACAGCTCACCGTCGAGGATCGTGTCGGGGCGCATCTCGCCCCTAATCTTGACGTTGCCGAGGTTGCCTGCGGAGTTATCCAGGTGGAGCCACAGGGCGCACTCACCGCCCATCAGGTCGAGTCCGTAGGGGGTGATGGAGGCGAGGAACAGCTCGGGGGAGTCGGGGTCTTCGCCTAGTGCCAGCGGCAGG